CGCTGAAGCGGGTAATTTTCTTGGAACGGCCTTTTTCATCCCTGATCTTAGCTTCCGTAATCACCGGGGAATAAAGGGCATATTTGTACTTGCTGGACACCTTCACAACCTTCTGAAAATCTCGAAGATCGGAACATTCCATGATGGTTGTTTCCGGGCTGATCCCCTGAAGGAAATAGTTCACAATGGCCCGGTTGACAATGGGAAGGTCATAATCCAGATCAGACAGCTTTTTGACATAGGCACCCTTGCACTTCCAGCGGGGTTTCCCTTTTTCGTCACGAAGCGGCCCGGAAGGAACAATGATGTAATTGTTCACATCCTTCTGATACACCTTTTGAAATTCATCAAATTCAAGGCGCATCCCGGTTCTTTGCTCCCACTCCCAACACAGATCGTCCAGCATTTCAAAATCTTCATACCGGCGAAGTTTGACCAAAATACCATCCGTGTTGCTCTGGATGATTTCACAATGATCTTCCAGCCGTTCAATCAAATCCAGAAGAAGAAGCTGACCGCCCACACAAACATTGTTGGCTTGCCGAGGATCATACATGGCATTGTGCTTATCCTTCATAGCGCCATAGGTGCTGTTCAGAACAATCTTGTAAGGCTGTTGCATGGGGTTCTTCTCCGCCTTCAGCTTCAGGCGGGTGTGATAGATTTCCGCATACTTGGAAGGATCGTGAACATTACGGGAAAGCCACTTATAAACCAGCATCAAAGACGGGTAATAGGAAGCCACATCCACATTGACAAACCAACCTTCCCCGTGATATTTGGGAATGGCCCCGTGAAGGCCACCCCAAGCGAACACATGGGGAACCCCGGCCACATCCAGTTCAAGGGTTTTGGAATAATCACGGTTCAAGGGGTTCTTGTACCAATTCAAAACTTCCGTGTATTTTTCGATCCGCAAGCTGGGCGGGAACTCAATTTCAAATTCATCATTGTGTTCCCTTTGAACGGCCCCAAGGATTTTGGCGGAAAGCTGTGCTTTGGTGCGGCCAATGTCAGAAATGGGAAGGTGGAACGCCTTCACAAGTGACATTTGGGCATCAAATTCATCTTCCTTCCGCCGCAACCACACTTCCACTGTCTGTTCCACATCATGGCGGCAATATTTGACCGTTTCGGCCAACTCTGCTTCAGTCAAAG